AGCAGCAACAAGTTTCATAAATAAATCAATACGCTGGAGCTTCATCGACTCCAAAAAATAATCCTGCATATTCCCTCCGCACAATGAACAACTGGTTATACGTACAGTATATTATGAGTTTCGAAATTTGAAATGTTTTTTTACCTTCCGTGAGAAATCCTCTGGACTAATCAGATGGTTATCTTTTGTTCCTGAAGTCTGCCGTTTCGGTAAAACAGCCGCATTCGCGCGCCGGAATTTATGCTGCATCCCCTGGAAAGGAGGCTAATTTCCTCCTCATGCCCCTCAAAACCACGGGCTTTTAGTTCCAGCTCTAACCGCCGGCGCTCCGGCCCCGTACAGTTATTGACAGAACTCCGAGAGGGCGCGGGCGCGCCCTGCAGGTCAAAACCAAAAACAACGGCACGTTTCGGGACAATCTTCCACTGTGCCAGACGGGTTAAAATCGGAGTATCTGCGCCAACCTCAGTTGCGTAAACACCCTTGATACGCACGGTTTCCTCACCGTATTCATTCAGCTCATCGCCCGACTGATACCATGTGCGCACGGCCAGCTCATCACGACGCACGAACGGGCCGCCCTGCGCGTTAACATATGCTGCCCAGTCTCCCTCGTCGGCCGCGTCATGCGCAGCGGCAAACTCCACGCTGAGGCCGTGGGCGGTGTCGGTGTCATCCATGCGGCGCAGCTCGCGGTAAACCGTGACCGGTGCACCGCCTACAAACTGAAACTGTCGGATATGCCAGCGTGCCGCCCATGCAGAAACGGCGGGGGCGGTTTCTTTCAGCTCTTTGCCGCTTTCGTCGTCCAGCTCGCCATCCAGCGCGTAGCCGTCGATATTCTTAGAGATATATTTAGCCACGTACCCCGTAGCGCTGCCTTTTTCCGGATCGATGGCCTCGGCATGAAAACGCGCTTTACGGGCTTTATCCGTGGTCAGCTCGTTGCTGTCCTGCTGAAAGGCGTAGTCACGGATTGTCTGGCGAACCTGATCCGCATCTTCGGGACGCATAAACATCAGCATGTGCCAGTGTGGCGTTGCGTCGTGATGGGGTTCAGCAACGCGAATGCCAAAGATTCGAATGTCATCACGGTGCAGCTTTGCCCGGATGCGCTGCCACACGCTGCAGAGGTAACGCTGCGTGTCTGCCGGGCTGGCGCCATTCCACTTGCGGTTGCGATGGCCGGTTTTGATTGTGGCGTGATAGCGTGACGGCGCGGTCAGCGTATAAAACTCGCCAACATAGCCCAGCTCATTACAGATATTTTCAAAGCCACGGATGCGGGTCATCAGCTCACAGCGACGTATTGCCGGATTTGCCACGCTGCCGTCGTATTTTTCAATCAGGCTGATGCGGTTGCCTTCCTCGTCTTCCAGTTCCATACCCTTTAAAAACTCACGGGTGCGGCGTTTCTGCTCCCGCCATTCGGAAACCGTCATTCTGCTGGCGTAGGGGGTGTGCTTTTTGCTGACGTTAGCCAGGGCAATCTGCAGGTGTTCCCGCCATGACGCAGCAACGCGGCGCAGTCGCCCCGTCCACCATTTCTCTGTCTGCATACGCAGCACGGCGGGCGTGACTTCTTCGGGATCAAAGAAACGGGACGTCACCTTATCCCACAGTGGCGGCGTCTGATTAAATTCACGGGTAATGGCCGCCGCTGTCATGTAGACGCGGTGCGTGTATTTATAATCTGACTCATCAGCTGCCTGCGCGTGAGCCTGTACCAGCTCGGCCAGAATGAAACTGGCAATATCACCGGCCAGCAAATCCACGTCGGCACGCGACATATCAGCCAGGCGGTTAAAACGCTTCATCAGCTCCCAAAGCTGTCCACCGGCACGCGCTGCGCCAGTCTCCTTCGTGGCGTTCTGTGTCAGCAGGTTAAAGGTGCTGGCGTCCATAGCCTTCACTTGGTACTGCTCGTTAACGCATTCAACTCGCGGCAATGTGCGCTCGACGAAAGTTTTCGTTAAGTACGCATTGGCGCGGGCAATGCCCTGTGATTTTTCCAGCTCGTTGACGCGACGCTTAACGTCAATCTGGATCAGCGTCGGCTGCTGCTCAAGCAGCTCCTGCGCACGCACTAAAGCCGCAATCATCTGACTGCGGCTGTGCATTTCCTCATAGGTGGGATAAGGGCTGGCGATGGCTTCCCGTGGCGCATTCCACGGGTAAGCGTACTGCTCAATCATGTAGCTGCCTCTTTTGCAGCCATATCAATCCCAAACCAGACAGCGGCAGGACGACGAACAGCAATGATTTCTGCCGCGCTTTTACTGTCACCGGCGGCTACACCAACCGCGCGGGCAGCCCTGACGCTGGTCAGCTCGTAGGCATTAAAAAGCGTGCGCGTAAAGTCGGTATCACTGTTTGAAGCGATGACCGGGCAGCGATCTGACACGCTGGTTAACATGCTGGCTAAGTCCTGCTGCGCGGCCTTATCAAATCCGCCTGCGTGGTAGTCGCTAAACGTGCCGTCATAAGGCGGATCGCAATAAACGACGTCGCCGGTCTGAATCATGCTCAGTGTTTCGCGGAAATCAGCGCAGATAAACGTTGCACGGTGGGCTTTGGCTGCGAACGTTTCGATTTCTTCCAGGGGGAAATAGGGTTCAGAATAGTTACCGTAAGGAATATTAAATTCACTCTTACGGTTATAACGGCAAAGGCCACGATAGCCGTGGCGGTTCAGGTAAAGGAAATGTGCGGCGCGTTCGAGCAGAGGTAAAGCCGGGTCATGATTAAACGCTTCGCGGATGCGGTAATAATCCTCTGCCCTTTTGTTTTTAGTAAACAGGCTCATCGCCACCACAATAAACGGGCGCGTATGCTCTTTAATCTGGCGGTAAAGATTAATCAGGTCGGGATTAACGTCAGCCACTACATAAGCCGGGTAATCCGTTGCCATCATCACCGCGCAGGAACCGGCGAACGGCTCAACGAGGCGCTGCCCTAGCGGCAGATGATTAAGCAGCTCAGGCATGAGGCGGGTTTTGTTGCCCGCCCACTTGAGGATCGTACTCATACAGCACCGCCTTTATAGTGGGCGCTTTTCAGCTCGACGATTTCCTGACAGGCGACGCAGTGAGTAACACCCTGTACCGCGCGGCGACGGGCCTCCGGTATCGCCTCATCGCAGGCCAGACAAAAGAACTCACCAGCCCCGACAGGCTGGTGACGTGCGTTAGCGAGATTGCGCTGCAGTTCTTCCTCAACGCGCGCCTGGACTAAATCCATTGAATCGTCCATTAGTGCAGCTCCCGCGCCTGATGCTCAAAACGTTCTGCCTCTTTATCCAGCAGCTCAATGATTTCCGGTGCGGTCATTTCGTGCTTGCGGGCATGAATGATCAGCGCCGCAATGCGGACTGACACGGCCAGCGCATCATCGCTGCGCTGTTCTGTTTTAGCCTTGTTCAGCAGTGCATTAAGCGTGTCTGCATCGGCTTCAAAATTGCGGGTTTCGGTATTTCTCATTTTTCTAATCTCCAGATTCAGGGCAAAAGAATGCCCGGCGGGTTTACGCCATTAATTTTTTGAGTCTTATTTAATCAGGTAAAAAACAGTCTGCGGTAGAAAACTGTCGGGGCAGAATCTTTCCCCAGCGCGCCATTTTATTCATCGCCATGATGATTAACTCGCGGCGGTATTCGTCGAAATATTCAAACGACTTTCCGATTTCTTCCTGTGAAAATGTTTTAGGATTTTCGCGGTTAGCCAGGGTTAACACGCAAAATTTAAATTCGTCATTCTGACGGTTGAAATAACGCAGTGACGGGTTAGCGTTATTGTCACGCTGCTGCCGCCAGCTTTTCCGAAACTCATCAAACGACATTTTGTTAACAGCATCAGCACGATTGCCCGTTGAATGAGTTTTGGCAAAAGATGCCGGGCCTTGCTGTGCGGTTGTGTTGCCTGTTACTCGCTGCATGTTACCCCCTGAATAAACGTGCCATGAAACCGGCGGGTTTGCGTTTGCTGGTCAGCCCCTGCAGCAGTTGCTTTTGGCTGTTGCACGGATGCCATGGCTTGCCGTTATCACCCATGATCCAGCCGTTACCGTAAGCTACGGACGGGCTTTGACGCTTAAGACGTGATGCCAGTGAAATCATTACCAGTCCCTCAGCTCAGGCCAATGGATGCGCCGAGGCCGCTGATAGCGTCAACAGTAGAGGCCATCGTGGGATTAGAATGAATGCGGGTCTGCACAGCGATTGCCGCAAGCGTCAGACAGCGAATGCCGGTGTTGACGCTCTGCAAGAGACTGCGACGGCATGACGTGCTCAACGCATCGTGACGCATCGCACCGGCTGCCAGCTGCCCTACTTCTGCTGTTGCCTTCAACACATAGGCTGACAGCTTTTCTTCGGCGTGTTCGTTCACCGGTACGCAAGGCAAACACTGTAGCTGCGCCAGTGCGCCATCCATTAAAATTGAATCTTCGGTAAGGTCAGTAAGTGAGAGCATTTCCTTAACGGTCAATTCGTGCGGCTGCTCAGGGTTCAGCTTGTTGCGCAGGGTCTGCGCGTTCATGCCTGCGGAAAGTGCCAGTTCTTTCATATTATGAGACAGGGCAAACCGGCGGCAGGCCTCGTCAAAGTGGTTATGTGTGGACACACGAAAATCAAACATGATTAATCCCTTTCTATATCCCAATATGGATACATCAACCCTGCATTGTGATTTCGCAGCCAGAAGCGGCTTCGATAGTGAGAGCAACCATGTTGATTTCGATAAGCCCGTTTAAGCCCTCCTTCTTCCTAATGGGCAAACGGTTCTCGCGGTACATCTGACGAACGGTGCCCTCCTTGTAACCAGTGCGGCGGCAGAACTCTTCGACAGTAATGTACGGTTCTGAAATCACGAGATTGATTGAAGGGCGCATTGAAAGTTTACGGGTCATGATGCACTATCCTCTGTTGAGTTCTAGCCAACTCTATTTATCTCTATTAAACACACCTCGTTACGACGAGTGAATATTAGGATCCCAAATTGGAAAGGTCAACGAAAGATTTTACGAGTCGTAAAATGCCAATTCTGCCAGATGGGGGTAAAGAACCCGTTGAACGAATAGTTAAGGCATATGGGCTTTCATCAAGACAAGCGTTATGCCGTCACCTCAACGTATCTCAGAGCACTATGGCTAACCGTATAATGCGCGGGAACTTTCCTGCTGATTGGGTGCTAATTTGCTCAATGGAAACGGGTGCCTCTTTGGAATGGCTAACTTATGGCACAGGCAATCCAAACATCACGGACCAAGAGAATGTATCAACAAAAATCGAACTAAAAAAAATCACAAATGGGATTTTCTCATCATCTGATTGGGTTGAATATGATGCTCAGCTCTTACCAAGTGATGTTAAAGCCCCTTTATTAGTAAATTTCGAGAAGCAGAATTACTTGGTTGATATGACCGCCGCAGAGATCACCGACGGGCTTTGGCTCATCGAGATTGATAAGCTCATTAGCGTTAAGGAATTGTATCGTTTTCCCGGCGGCCGTATTCGCGTTGAGAATGGAAAAGCCTCATTCGAATGCAAAGCAGACGACATCAAAGTTCTGGGCAAAGTCGTTGCTCGCACTGAGTACCTTTAAAGGCGCAGCATGGCGATTAACAAATTACCTAATGGGAAGTGGCAAGTACAAGTTTTCCCAAATGGCCGAGACGGCAAAAGGATTCGCCGCCAGTTTGCAACGAAAGGCGAGGCACAATCCTACGAGAAGTTCGTAAAAGAACAGGCTCGAGATAAGCCTTGGCTGGGAGAGAAAGCAGATAAGCGGCGGGTAATTGAGCTGGTTGAATTGTGGTTTAACACGCACGGCATCACTTTGGCGGATGGCGAGAAGCGGAGAACTACCATGGCATTCGCTTGCAGGGCGATGGGAAACCCGCTAGCAACCGAGTTTAACGCGAAAATTTTTGCGTCTTATCGTGAGCAGCGATTAAACGGGAAGATCACCCGCTCCAGCCGAGTAAAGACCGTTACGCCTCGTACGGTAAATTTAGAGTTGGCGTATTTTCGGGCAATGTTTAACGAACTACGCCGGTTAGATGAATGGACTGCCCCGAACCCGTTAGAAAAAGTACGCGAGTTTAAAATCAGTGAATCGGAGATGGCATATCTCACCATTGAGGAAATCAGAACCCTTCTTACCGAATGTGAAAACAGCCGATCGAAAGATCTGACAACCATTGTGAAAATCTGCCTGGCAACTGGCGCGCGCTGGAGTGAGGCCGAAGGCTTAAAGGGAAACCAAATCCGTACCGGTCAGATCATCTACGTGAAAACTAAAGGCAAGAAAAACCGAGCGGTGCCGATAACTGAACAATTACAGGCTGAATTGCCATCCAGCAGAAAAGCGCAGTTACTCTTTAAACCATGCTACTCAGCTTTTAGAAAGGCAATGCAGCGTGCGGGCATTGAAACACCGGCAGGTCAGCTTACACATGTTTTGCGTCACACGTTCGCATCTCATTTTATGATGAATGGTGGAAATATCCTTGTGCTTCAGCGGATACTAGGACACACAGACATCAAAGTCACAATGCGTTATGCGCATTTTGCGCCAGATCATCTTTCAGAGGCTATGCAACTAAATCCATTGAACCGAATGGATTTATAATAAAATATGTGTAAGAGAACATCTACATTAATTATTTCATCGAAAAATCGTTTAGTAACTCACTAAACACCGAAGCAAAATTGAGAGGAAACCTTATGATTAGCGCTAGTTCAAGAGAGCGTTGGAATACTAAAACAATAATGGTTATTACATTATTAATTTCAATAATACTAATCATTAGCTCATTATTTTATACAGAAAAATATAGTGATTGGAAGAACATACAAATCAGTGTCGCTTGCTCAATACTTGCTAGTAACATAATTATGTATTTAAGCTCTGAGTTTATGATAAGGAGCCAACGTAGAGCAGAATTAATTGATAGATGGGGCATGGAGGCTATATATAAAACAAGAGCTGAGATGAATGAGTCTACTAACGCTTCACTGTCTTTATGTAAACAGGAAATTGATATTATAGCCTTTGGCTTAAAATCCTTCAGAGAATCAAAATCTGATGTAATTGATGGGCTTTTGTCTAAAGGCGTCCGCATCAGAGTTATCACAGCAAGTCCTACATCGAAAATTTTAGAATATGTTGACAAGAGGGAAAATGTAGTTGAAGGGTCTACCAAAAAATCGATTGAAGGATTAATTTCTTGGGTCGAAGGGTTAAAAGAAAAGTCAAAAAAAAATAATATAGAAATAAGATATTACGATGAATTACCATTGGACTTTTACTTTAAGGTGGATGATAAAGTTTATGTTGGCCCATATCTCAAAGGCATTTCAAGTCAGCAAACTATATCATATGAATTTTCAACAGGTGAAGGTTATAGCTATTGGAGTAAATACTTCTCTAAATTATGGGAATATTGCAAATGATTCGAAAGCCTGATTATGAAAGAGGCCGCTTCTTTATTAGCCCTTTATTGGGGTGTAATGCTAGTTGTCGTTTTTGTTATATATACGATAAAGGATATACTAACAGGGCCATTAGGAATGAATTCGACATACCACTAGTTATAGATTTTCTTGAATCTCATGAAAGCTTTTCGAAAGGGATTGATGGTTCAATTATTTCAATCGGCGCTTGGGGAGACCCATTCCCAAGATACAATAAAGAACTTTGTACGCACAGCTTGGAATGGCTGAAAAAATTATCTGAATTAGAAAACCCCATTCAAATCATGAGTAGGTACGAGTTAAATACAGAAATCATTAATGGAATAGTTGAGTGTAACAAGTATGAAGGCCATATATTATATTCAACATCTATAAGTTCAATTAGTAATTTTAGAAAAATAGAACCTTATGCCGACGATCCTATAAGTAGACTTAGAAGCATTGAGACACTTAATAATTTAGGTGTGGCGACAAATGTTATGATTAAACCTTTTATACCAGGAATTACTGATATTGATGTTGATAATATTACTAAGGCGTTAAAAGATCACAATGTTAGGCAATGTGTTGTTGGCGATCTCCTTTTGGATGATACGATTAAGATAAAACTTTCAGAGATTGACTTTAAAATATCAGAACTTAGGGATATGCAAGTCCTTGATTGCACCTCTGGTGAAAGTTACGAAGTAGGAAATTCAGGGCAATCAAAATCGTTCTGTCAGACTATTTCAGACTCAGGCATAAAGGTTTTCAGAAAATCTAGTTGTGTTAATTCATACATTCTCAACAAACCTAACCCAGCAAATTATATAAATTTCGATCCCAATAACTACTGCATAAAATGTGGAGTTTGCAAATGAATTTTTCTGAGATTAATAATTCCTAAAAAAGTTATCTTTTACACTCAAATCTAGCCAACAGTGGCAGCAAAGTGGCAGCAGAGCACAACGCTATATGCCACTTTTCATCGCTATTCGGCCTAGAGAAAACTTAAAAATCATCAAGTTACTGATTTCACTCACTTCAAATTGGGACTCATAATCGCTTGGTCGCTGGTTCAAACCCAGCAGGGGCCACCAAATTTAATAATGTAAATCATACTGTTAAGCCACCTTTTTTAAGGTGGCTTTTTGTTAGTCATTCATAGTGGCGATTAAATGGCGATACGTTTTCTGAATCACATCTGAATATCAATCACGCTCCAACTCATTCACCTGCCAACGCACCGAACTTACGCCCTTCTCCAGACTGATGCGGCTCACCAGGCTTTCCAGCTGATCGGTTAAAGTGGGATTGCCAATCACCTCAGCATTCACCTCCATGCGATGCGGCGGATCCAAATCCTCACTGTGCAGTGATTGCAGGCGCAATCCGCTGCCGCCCAGCGTGTGCAGCATTAGGCTGCGAACCTGA